ACACCAGACTGGCTCGTGACTACAACGTAGAATGAACACCACCAAGCCGAACGATGGAACTCAGCGAGGGCGGGCCGCTGAGGCAACGAATGAAACTGAGACGCGAACCCGCCCTTCGCTGAAGTGACTGGTTCGACGACGTATGAAAACAAACGACATAATCACAATCGAAAGTCAGGACGGCATCCTCTACGAGATGATCGTAAAGTCGGTGGATGCCGCAAAGAAAACCGTAACTGGTGAAGTGGCGTGGTGGAAAAGCTCCAAAGGTAACGAGAAAATAGTGAACACCATCACCGTGCCAGAACACTCAATCGTATGTTCACAGAAGACGAACTAAGCAGACTGCGGCACGCCTTCAATGTCCGCGATGCTGCCGAACGCATCATAAACGCAGCCCGCTCAAAGGTGCGCGGGAAGAACAAAACTCACGCCCTGCGGAAACTGCTCGGTCTATGCCCTGAATGTGGCGATGAATGTCCGGAAGGACGACACTACTGCGACCAATGCCGGATCACAATGAACGCCCGCCACCGAAAGACCAAATGAACGTAGAAACAGCAAACCGAATATCAGCCGCGATGCGTATCCATGACGAATACGAAGCTCTGCACGCGGCAGCGCAACAACTGGTAAAAATCGTCGAAGGCGTGTCTGAACCTCATGGGGGATGGCGGTCAAAACAAAGATGCGGGCTACGCCTAAAGGACACTCCTGAATGGGCCTTGTTTTACTGCGCGTTTAAAGACGCTGAGGCCAAGTCGTCGAACGGTGAAGTGAGCGACGCGAAGCGTTCGCTCGACTGACTGGTTCGGCACATTTACCGATGAAAACGAAAGACCAACTCAAACCCAACTTCGGGCCAGCCTACGCCGCCGCGATGTATCCCGGTCTCGCGGCCATCTTCCATCGCCACGGCTACGCGCTCGCGTGCCACGGAAGCCTCGCCCGCGACTTCGACCTTATCGCCGTCCCGTGGGCTGAAACTGTGTCCGACCATGCGACGGTGCTGAAAGACGTTACGACGGAATACGCGCTGCGGCTCACCGACGATGGCGAAATGAAAAACCACGGGCGCAAAGCCTACACGCTTTCCTGCGGATTCGGGGAGTGCGCGATAGACCTGAGCTTTGTGCCGAACAAGGATTAGGCAACGGCTGTTCGCTTAATATGAAACCGGAAATTGCAATTGAGAAAATGCGGGATGTGATACGGCGCAAGCACTTATCACTTTCGACAGAGGAAAATTATTTGCAATGGCTGGTGAGATTTATGCGTTTCGTCGTGGACCGCTGCCGGGAAGGAAAACCAGAAGCCAAGATGGAAGCGTTTTTGACGCAACTGGCGCGCCAGGATGTTTCGGCTTCCACGCAGAATCAGGCGTTTTGTGCGTTGCTGTTCTTTTATCGAGAGGTGCTGAAGGTGGAGGTGGGCAAGGTGGATTCGTTGCGGGCCAAGAAGCCGGTGCATCTGCGTTACGCGCCGGCGCTGGAGGAAGTCCGCCAGTTGCTGGCGGCGATCACGGATGTGGGTGGGTATCCGACCCGGCTGATCGTGCAATTGATCTACGGATGTGGGTTGCGCGTAACGGAGCCGCTGAATTTGCGGGTGAAGGATGTTTTGTTGTCGGAATCCAAACTGGTGATTCGCGGGGCGAAAGGCGGCAAGGATCGGTTTGTGGCGATCCCGTGCGCGCTGATGGCGGAACTGGCGGCGCAATTGGATTACGCCAAAGCGGTGGGGGAACAGGACCGAATCAATCGCGTGCCGGTGGCGCTGCCGGGATTGTTGGCGACGAAATATCCGCACTGGCAATTCGCCCCGAAGTGGGCGTGGCTGTTTCCGGCCCGCACCACCTGCTGCCATCCCCGCTCGGGAGCAACGGTGAGGTGGCGGTGTCACGAGGTGAACATTCAGCGCGCCGTGCGATCGGCGGCGCGCCCGTTGGGGTTGGACATCACGCCGCATCATCTGCGGCACGCTTATGCCACGCATTGCTTGAATGGCGGGCAGAATCCGCGCGCGATTCAACAGGCCATGGGGCATTCGAGTTTGGAAACGACAATGGGATATTTACACGCAGAAGCGATGAGCGTTCGCAGTCCGTTGGAATTGGTGGTGAGCTAGCAAAATATGAGTGAAACCAAAACGAATGGGGATCGGTTGCCGCCGCACGCGCACGAGGCGGAGCAGGGGACGTTGGGGTGCGTGCTGGCGGATGGGGCGATGATGAATGCGCTGCTGGAGAAACGGGCGGGGGCGGAATGGTTCTACGACTTGCGTCATCAGAACATTTTTAAGGCGATGCAGGATTTGCACAGCCGGCGCGATGTGCCGATTGATGTGATCACGGTGCAGCAACGGCTTAAGGATGACGGATGCCTGGAGGAGTGCGGCGGGATTGCGTATCTGAACGAGATGCAGGATCGCGTGCCGAGCGCCAGCAACCTGATGTATTACCTGGCGATGGTTCGCGAAAAGTTCGTGCTGCGACGCTTGCTGGCCGTCTGCACGGAGATCGGGCAGCGGGTGTATGAATCCACCGCGCCGGTGGATCAATTGCTGGCAGCGGCCACGGATGACGTGGGGCAGGTGGCGGACGTGTTGATGGAGCGCAAGGAGGTTCATATCAAGCAAGTGCTGCTGAACCAGGTGATTCCGCAACTGGAGGAGCATTACACACGGGGCAAACAGAAGCTGCGCGGGTTGGCCACGGGGTTCACGTATCTGGACAAAGTAGTGCGCGGGATTCGGCCGAATTACTATTACGTGGTGGCGGCCCGCCCCGGCGATGGCAAGACAAGTTTCGCGATGAATTTGGTTACGGAGACGGCCAAAAACGTCGGGCCGGTGGCGGTGTTCACGCTGGAGATGACGGAGGACAGCTTGACGACGCGGTTGCTTTTCAGCGTGGCGGACGTGGACAGCGGGGCATTCGAGCAGGGTTACGCAACCAAGGATGATTTCCAGCGGCTGACGGCGGGCACGGCCAAGCTGGCGACGATGAACATTTACCTGGATAGCGACCCCGAACAGACGATTGACATGATTGCGGCCAAGGCCCGGCGGATGGTGGCGGATTACGGGATCAAGCTGTTCGTGCTGGATTACCTGCAATTGCTGGATGAGGACGATCCGAAGCATGGCCGGCCGGATCGGGTGCAGCAGTTGCGGCGGATTTCCAAACGCATCGTGGCGCTGAAGAACAAGCTGAAAGTGCCGTGGCTGGTGTTGGCGCAGATGAACCGGAATATCGAGACGAGCGAAACCAAGCGCGTTCCGGTGTTGAGCGATCTCAAGGAGTGTGGCGCGATCGAGCAGGACGCGGACGTGGTGATGTTTTTGTATGCGCCGCTGAAGATTGAACTGGAGCAGAAGTTACCGAACGGCGAGGTGACGACGCATCGGGACATGATTGCCGAACACATGGCGGAACGCGGGGTGACGAAGCGGGATGATTGGCCGCGGCGGGTGAATGCGGTGGTGGCGAAGAACAGGTATGGCCCGGTGGGCACGGTGCAACTGCTGTTCCAGAGCAATCGGTGTCAGTTCCATGACTGGCGCGATTGGGCGACAGCACGGAGTATTTTCAATTACGGCAAGGGGGAACGCGAGAGTGCGAATCCGGAGAGTCAGCGGCCGATGCTGGAGGTGTGATTTTATGAAGAAGAAACCAAAAGAATCAAACATGATGCTGGCGATGCTGGAGATGGGATCGGCGGCGTGTGCGGTGAGCGTGATGACGGAGCGGGCCTGGAATGAGGAGCGGGATTTGACGCGGGAGGAGGCGGCGCGCTTGCGCGAGCACGCGGGCAAGATGTTGTGCGCGGCGCTGGAAGTGGAACGGGTGGCGTTGGGGATTCCCGCGCCGAAGAATGGGTGAATGAGCAAAGCGATGAACACAGAAGACAAACAATACCAAACCCAAAAATCTGAACTACCCAAGTCGGTTCACTCCATTTTGTGGTGTCGGATTGGGTGGCACAGTTGGACCAAATGGAGAACAACTACGTGCCAAATCTCTTGGTTCCTCCTCACACCGACCAGCGCAGTATGCCAAGTCAGGAATTGCCTGCGGTGTGGCAAAGCCCAACTGGAGTGGTTTTGAATCGAAACAATCAAACCATGAGAACGATCAGCTATCGCGGGCAGGTGTGCGGGGTGCGCCCGCCGAAGAAGCGCCTGGAACGGCCGGAGCGGGGGCGCATTTTGGAAAACAAGTGGGCGCGTAAACGGGGCGAGGACCGGATCGCCGTGGGCGGATCATTGGCGGTCTTGGAGCAACGGTTGGCGGAAGTGGGTTAAAAAACAAACGAAAGGACGAGCAAGCATGAATGAGAAACCAGTGTTGATGACGATTGAACGGCCACAAGCGGAAAATGAGTTCCTGCGTTTCCAGGTGGGGACGTGGGAGGAACGCCCGGTGACGGAGCCGATCTACCGGTGCAATGTGGTGTCGGGGCATCGGGTGAATCGGAAGGAAACGGTGCCGATATTCCATTTGCTGGGGTTTGGGAATACCTCCGCCAAGGCCAAGGCGATGGCGGCCGAGGCGCTGCGGACATGGAAGAATTGAGGCGATGACTGAGGCGCAGAAAATAACGTGGGGCGACAAGGTGCGGGTGGGCGTTTGGGATTGGACGGCGTGGCCGACGTATTTCCTGCCCACGGAAGCCTGGCTGGTGGCGTATGCGCGCCTGCACGGGGGGTTGCGCCTGACGCAGTATCATCAGGAACGGGAATTGTTCATCGCCCGGGAGCGGCATGATCCGCTGAATTGGGGTTGGGAACAGCCGCCGATGGCGGTGGTGCGGGCGTTGTTGGCGGGGAAGTATCAGCCGGGCGAGTTCGGGGTGCGATTGGCCAAGCCGGACTGGAAACAGACGCAGACGGCGAATGACATCGTGATGCTGGGCGGAAATGGATCAGGGAAATCGGAGCTGCAAGCCAAGGTGGGCGTGCAGATGTTGATGGGCGGCCGCGGTCGGGAATGGCGCGCCTTCTCGCAAAGTGAACTAACGAGCATCCGGTATATCCAACGCCCGGCGCATCGGTATCTGCCGCCGGAATTGCGCAACCTGAAATCGAGCGGGAGCACGACGAAGATAAGTCACAAGGAGGCGACGGGGTTTAGCGAATCCTGTTTTATTCTGCCGAATCATTCGGCGGCGTTGTTCCCGACCTACAAAGGCTATCTGCAAGACCCGAACACGGTGGAAGGTGGCGAGGCGGATCTGGCGACGTGGGACGAGGAAGCGCCGGCGGACTTGCTCAAGACGTTGCGGTTTCGCGTCCACAAGAAGGGCGGGTTTGTGCTGGGTGGATTCACGCCGGTGGGCGGTTACACGGAGACGGTGGCGGAATATATCGAGGCCGGGGACATTCTGGAAGCGATCCCGGCGCGGGCGGTGGAATGGAACTGGGAACGGCTGCCGGATCAGCCGTTGTGGAAGTGGGGCGAATGGTTGCTGCCACCGGAGCAGGAACTGGTGAAGGGGTGTCCGCCGGGCCATGTGCCGTTTGTGATCCAGAGTGGATCCGGCAGTGGCCGGCGGTTCGCGGTAGCGTTGCCGACGATGTTCAATCCTTACACGAACGTCACGGCGATCATCGAGAGCACGGCGGCGGGGGAATATCGGCGGGGGCAGGCGGAATGAAAGTCCAAGGGGAGAAACTGGCGTTTGCGTTGGAACGGCTCTGGGGCTGGCCGACGAAGCTGGCGAAGCGGGCGTTCCCGAACTTTGGCAACGCGCATATCGTGCCCGCCACGGCCGTTCCGGATGTGCAATCCATGACCGTGTGGATGTGGGCCGATCCGCATGGCGACCGGAATTGGTTCATGAACTGGACGGGGGTGGACGAGCACGAGGAACTATGGACGTTTGCCGAATGGCCAGACGGTGACGTGGGTGAATGGGCGTTGCCCGGGCCCAAGCCGGACGGCAAGCCAGGTCCGGCCACGACGGCGGGCGGGGGCAAGGCGTTTGAGGATTACAAGAAATTGATTCTGGAGATCGAAGGCTGGGCGCCGAACGAGAAGGGGGTGTGGTCGCCAACGCCCAAGGCGTGGAACGTGTTCGATCATCAGATGGACCCGCGTCCGGCGGGCACGAGTGTGCCGGGGGAGAAGGATGCGAGGACGTATCTGGATTACATGCAAGACCCGATCACGGATGCGCGGGGGCAGATCATCGGGCCGGGAGTGGATTTCCGGTCGGGGGTGGATTGCGGGATTGAGGAGGGCAAGGGCTGGGTGAACAACTGGGTGAACCTGGGCTGGAATGCGAACGCAGAGGTGAACCCGATGAACATGCCTAAGTGGCATATCTCCGAGCGTTGTGTGAACACGATTTACGCGCTGCGCAGTTACACAGGGGTGGACGGATTAAAAGGGGCGACGAAAGACCCAATTGATTGCATCAAGGGACTGAGCAAGACGGGCCTGCGCTGGATGCCGGCGGGGGCGCTGGGGACGGCGGAACGGCCACGGGGGTATTGAGGCAATAAAAGGAGTGGGAAAATGGGCATAGACATGAACGATTATCCGGCGCGGGTGGCGCGGGCGGTGGCGATGGCGCTGCTGGCGGTGCGCTGTCCCAAACAGTTCGCCAAGATTGTGGCGGCGCATGATTCGCGACCGGGACTTGACGAACGGAGCAAGCTGGTGCATAGGTTGCCGGGCGAGGTTCGGGCGCGGTATCGCACGAGTGCGATTGCCGCCCTGCTGAACCCGGCCGGCGTGGCGCCGGTCAACCCCTCACGGCGTGCGACCCGCGGGGTAGGAAATCATTGACGAATTATGAATGAATCCTACCTGACGCCCAATGGCCAGCCCTCGCTGGACTTGTTGGCCTCCGCTTTTCAACGCTCCGCCGCCCCGATCACTGGCAGCCTTGATTGGCTCGATCAAATCCGCGATTGCAATGGCCCGACCGATTCACTGGACGGGAGAAAACATGACATCCCCAACGATCCCAATGGCAAGGCGTTTCCATGGCCCGGCGCCAGCAATTGCAAGCCGTTCACGGCGGATGATGTGATCAATGAACTGAGCGCCCGCGATCTGGCGGCGTTTTGGCGGGCGTTGATTCAACGCGGCGCAGGCACGAGCGATGAAAGCAATTACGCCGTGGCGCTGGTGGAACACCTGGTGTTCGGCCCGATGATGGCCAAGCTGGACAAGGAGGTGGAGCTATCCACGCAATTGCGGCACAGCCGGGGCTGGTGTCTGCTCGCGCCCCGCTGGAAAACGGAGTTTGGCCTGCGACGGTATGAGATCAAGCTGACGATGCTGGAACAGATGGCGGCCGATGCGCAGAATGCGTTGAATCAACTGGCGCAGAACCCGCAAGCCGCAGCCACGGCCGATCCGGCGGCGCTGGCGCGGACGCAGCAACAGGCGCAAGTGGTGAGCATGATCCTCGATCCCACGCTGGAAACGGAGGCGATGGCGTTTCTGCGGGATTGGTATGCCAAATTCGTGGCGACGACTTTGCCGGAGAAGTTCCGCGATCGCGCGCCGAAGATTCGGGACGCAGTTCTGCGTCGGGCGGTTCGGTCGTTGCGCACGGAACAGCGGGCCACCACGCCGTTACCCTACGTGTGCCGGAACGAACCCGAGATTTGCGCGCTTGAACCGTGGCGCGAGGTGTGTCTGCCCGCGGAATTGACCGATGTGCAGGAGGTGGTATTTCAACTGGCGTATGTGACGCCGGACGAGTTGCGCAGCCGCATCTTCAGCGAAGGCTACTCCGAAAGCTGGGTGACGGAGGTTTCAAAGATCAAGAGCGTGTTCAACCAGGCGCAATTGCCGGTGCGCTCGCAGCCGTTGGGCATTGCGGGCAGCATGGCGGCGGCGAGTTCAGCCGCCCCGTGGCCGGGTGATGGCGCGGACAGCGGGCTGGTGCGGATTGTTTTCGCCGTTTACAAGGCATTGGATGCGGATGACATTCCATCGGCGTATTGCACGGTGTTCCATCCGGATTATCTGAAAGAATACGGCAAGCATGAACTGGTGGATACCATTGACGGGAAACTGCCGTATGTGGAGCTGGTGTTGGAATGGCGCAACCGGGCGGTGACGAGTTCCCGCAGCGTGAGCGAGATGGTGGCCACGCAGCAGAAATTGATCAAGGACACGCTGGATCAGATCATTGACCGGGGCAGCATCACGATTCTGCCGCCGGTGAACGTGTATGAATCGCCCAGCGGCGCGAAGTATGAGTTTGGTCCGGCCACGCAGAATTACGTGCGGCAGGGGCGCGAGCCGCAATTCATGCAGATCCCGAGCGGGCAGGGGATGAGCGACGGCGTGGCGGTCCATGCGCTGGTGAAGAAACAGGTGGATAATCGGTTTGGTTTGATGAGCGAGGACGTGCCGCCGGCGCGGATGCAGACGTTGCAGGAAAAGGCCGTGCGCCGCTTCCTGATTGCGTGGACGCGGGCGTTTCAGGAGGTTTTGAACCTTTACCAGCAACACGGCGACGATGCGGAGTTTGCGCGGGTGACGGGCGCGCCCGAAGGCTGGCTGGAGGAACGGCGGGCCACGCCGGGCATCTTGAGCAGCATTTTCGAGTTTGACGTGCGCGAGCTGGACGCGGATCAGTTCATCAAGCAGGTGGAAGCCATGAACACGGTGGTGCTGCCAAACGATGTGCTGGGGGTGATCGAGCGCGGGCAATACGCGGCGTGGATGGCGCGGGGCATTGTCGGGCCGCGAGTGGCGCGGTCGTTCCTGCGGACGTTGCCGGATGCCTCGACGGCGTTGAAAGAGAAGGCGGAATTGCAGGTGCTGAAGATGGCGAGCGGGAATCCGCCCACGATGCTGGACAAGGACGATCCAACGGCGGCGACGTTGCTGGAGGAAACCAAGAAGATCATCACGGGCAACCCGCGGTATTTGATGGCACTGACGCCGGAAGCGTTGCAAGCGGTGGCGGGCGATCAATCCGTGACGATTCAAAACAACATGCGGGCGGCGGGGATGCAACCGCAGCCGGACCCGTTGTTTTCCATGCTGCTGATGAAATGGGTGGAGAACCTGACGTTCATTGGCGTGACGCAGCAACGGAACAAACAGATTGGCCGGCAAGGGGTGGATAGCGGAAAGATGGAAGGATGAAAATTATGTTCAATTGGTTTGCAGGAATGAAAACGCCGGAAGTGAAAGTGGAGTTGGAAGAAGTGGAATCGCCGAGCTGGAGTGTGCCGTATGACATTCAACCGTTGCGCGAGCGTTTGGCGGGGCTGCCGGCGACGGACCCGCTGTTTCCGTTGCTGATGGGGTGGTTCGATGCCTGGGCGGTGTTGGGCGCGGAAACCCGCGTTTCGGCGGATCACGCGGCGCATCAATTCGTGGGGCAGATGAATGCGCTGGCCAATGTGAAGGCCGATTTCAAGGCGTTGTGGTCGGAGACGCACCGGGCTGATGGCGGGAAAGTAAGGGGCAATTAGGGGTAATTAGGGGTGGTAGTCGGGCAGTGGCTGGCGGGAGTGGCCGTTTGCGTGGATTGATTGCGGGTGCGTTGCACCGCGTGCAACCCGCAAACATGAGTGCCATATCAAATACGCCGGCGCTGAGCGCCAGCCTGGAAGGCGGTCCAGCCACCCCGCCTACGTCACCGATCGCGCCGAGCGCGAACGGGTCGCAGAGTTCCACACCCTTAACCGAGGCCGGCATGGCCCAGTTGGCAGGATTATCCCTGCGCGAATTGGCCGAGCCGACCGTAACCCAGAATCCACCCGTGGCCATTGTATCACCGGCCACGCCTGCGGATTCCCCGGCGCCAGTGCCCGGGACAACGACCGAACCGACCCCGACCGAACCGGCTCAACCCAATGCGGAGGATGCTGAACCCAGCGCCGAAGTGTTGGCGAGCTTGAACGAGAGTGGCCGCCGGGCGTTGCAAAGCGAACGAGAGAAACGCAAGGAGGCCCGGACCAAACTGGCCGAAGCCCTCGCGGAGATCGAACGGCTCAAGGCAGTTCAACCCCAACCCAGCAATGTTGTCCCGGCTGCGCCATTGAATGGCGTGCCCCCGGCGGCAACGCAAGCCCCAGTCCAAAGCGCGCCACCGAGTGCCGTGCCGACGGAATTGGCGGCGTGCCAGACTTTTGAAGCCGTGGATGCCTGCGCGATGCAGGCGGTGCGGCAGGAAGCCATGGCCATGCAGCTCAACACCGTGCTCGTGACGGAAGGAGTGCAAGCGGTCGTGGACCGGTTGAAAGCCAATGGCGTCGAAACCTTCCGCGGGATTCCCGTGGATCAATTGACCGGCGGACAGTTAGCCGGGCAATTGAGCAGCACCCTGGAGCAAGCCCGCATGACCCAGTTGGCGGCGGGCCAACAGAAACAGAACCTGGCTGATCAAAGCCGTAGTTTCGCCGACGCCTTGCAAATAGTGCCGGAGATTCGCGACCCGAAGTCAGCCCGGGGACAACAGTTCGCGGCCATCCTCAACGCCAATCCGCGCATTCGCGAATTGGGGTCGAACTGGCCGGTGCTCCTGGCGCAGCAAATCCTCGGGATGGAAGCGGTGCGCACGCGCACAGCCACCACGCCCAGTCTCCAACCCCAACCCGTGCCCGCGGCCATCACGCCGCTGGCCAGCGCGCCCGGAGCGCCCCGCACCAGCGTGGCCGCCGTGCCGCAGCCCACGGAGCTGGACACCATCCGCAGCCGGGTAACGAGCGGACGGGCCAGCGAGGCGGATATGAGCCGGTATGCGGCCATGCAAGTTCGCGCCAACTGACCAAACCAGGTGATACAAAACAAAAACATCAACCAACCAAAAGGAAAACATTATGTCTGTTTTGTATAGCGCCGTAGTCGGCAAGAAAGAGGCGTGGGGCAGTTTTGTCACGAACGCCCTCGACCTGACCAACAACCCATTGATCGCGTGGCTGCCCATGGGGGATAAGCCCGCCCAAGCCCGGTATGATTACCAGGCGGACAGCTACAAAGCCCCGGCCCGCAATTCGCATCCGGATGGCGTGACCGTGCAAGGCGCCACCAGCGCGGGCGAAGATCGCGTGCAGATCAGCGCATTGATTCAATACAGCACCAAGGCGGCGAACGTGGGCTATCTCCAGCAGGAGTTTGGCAACAACGCGGCCGTGACCGATGAACTCGGCAGCGAGATCACAAAGCAAACCGTGGAACTCCGCAATGACATGGAAAACGCCATGTTGTCGGCGCAGGAATGCCGGGTGGGCATTTCCGGCACGGTGGGTTACATGACCCGCGGCATCCCGAACTGGATTCAAACGACCGCCCAGAGCGTGTTGCCAGTGGACAGCACCGTGCGGCCGCCCTCGGGCAGCATTGACACCACGGCGACGGCGAGCGTGACCGAGGACAAGATTCTCGACGTGCTTTCCAGCGTGGGCTTGGTGACGCAGAAGAACGAAACCGTGACCTGCTTCTGTGGTCCGACCGGTCGCCGGCTCTGGAACAATTTCCCGATGTTCACGCCGGCCACGGCCAGCACCACGAACGGCGGGGCGTATCCAAACCCGGTGCGAGGCGGGGCGTTCGATCGCGGCATCAGCCGTTACATCACCCCGTTCGGGTTTGAAATTGACCTCGTGACCTCGTGGAAGAACTACGGGCTGGATTCCAGCGGCGTGGCCCAGAGCGGCACGACCTACAACAGTCACTCGATGCTGTTCCTGCATCAGTCCAAGTGGGAGTTCCGCTGGGGCGCCAAGCCGACCTGGACGCAGAAAGCGCCAGAGGGCGGCAAGTTCGAGGCGTTCTGCGAAAGCGTCTGGCAGCTCGTCTGCAAGACCCCCCGCGGCGAAGCGAAATACGCGCCGGCCACCTAATCCGGGCAACGAACCAAAACCAAACCGAAACCTTTAACGAAAGAATAAACCATGAAAGTTGCAGTTCTATCGAAAACCGACCAGGAACTTACGGGCGCAAACATCGCCGTGGCCCTGGATTTCAACGACATCGCGGCCAGCACCTCGGGGGCGGCCATTGCGTTGTTCACGGCTCCCGTCGGCACGAAAGTGCAGTGCGTGGGGTATCGCCTGGAAACGGCGTTCGACGTGTCCGGCACGGGCGCGTTGGCCGTAACCATCGGCGACAGCGGCAGCGCGACCCGCTTGTGCGCGTCGGCAGTGCTGGCGGTGGATGGCACGGAAGTGTTCTACCACGTCGGCGGCAATCCGTATGTGTATCTGTCGGAACTGGCGGTGAACGCCTACGCCACGGATGCCACCAGCATGGCCTACACGGCGGGCAAAGTAATCTATTACTTTTCCGTCAATGACATGACCAAGTGGGCGAAAGTCAGCTTGTAATCAACTTCCGCAGGGCGGCCGTAACCCGGCCGCCCTAGCGGTCAACAACCCTCCCCAACGGTCGCACGCCGTGCCGGGCGTCTCGCGAGAGGCGCCCGGCGGGGGACACTAATAGGATACTTTTCAAAATGAGCGAACTCGAAGGCGTGACCCATGTGGCGCGCAGGATCAAAGTCAAACCCGCCACCGTCGTGGCGGAAACCCCGGTCGAAGTCAAACCCACCTTGGAATCCCTGACGCTGGAAGCGCGGACGGTTCTGGGCGGTGCGTTGCGCCTGATGATCGCGGCGCATGTGGAAGAAATTGACCCGGTGCGGTTGCGCACGGAGAACGCGCTGGAAGCGGTGCGGTCGGAGTTGGACCGGCATTTCTTTAATTCCGCCACGCTGGACAACGCCGCCACGCAGGCGGAGGCCGTCATCACGCTGCTGGCGAACAACACGTTTACCCGGCAGGACAAACTGCAGGAGTTCCGGGGCGAAGTGAGCCGCTTTAGTAAGGCCGTGAGCGCCTTTAACACGACCAAAGTCGAACCGGTTTGAGCCATGGACTTTTCCGTTGATCTCAGCCAGTTGCCGCCGGAAGTGGCAAACCGCGTCATCCGGAAGATCCAACACGCGGATCGGGCGCAGTTTGAGTTGGAGCGGATTGAACAGATCCGCACCAAACAACTGCTGGATCAGGTGGTGAAGCCGGGGTTCAACAACCAACTGGGACGGCAAAGCATGTTCATCATGCCGAGCCAGATGCACGCCTTCCGGCGGATTTACGGGCAGATGTGCTGGGCCGACCCGGATTTCGCGCCGTGGGTGCTCAAGCAGGATCAACACGCGGACTTCCGGGTGCGCGACGTAGGGACGCGGATTCAGAGCGGTTACACGGGCAAGGTAAAACGCTGACATGAACCAGTGCTATTACAACGGGAATTTTTACCAGGCGGCGGTGGACACCGTGCCGGGGGAAAACCCCGACACGCAGCCAACGGCGTGGGTGAAGATTGCAATTCCCGGGAAATGGCGCTGGGTGCTGGCGCAACTGACCTATGCCGGGTTGCTCGCGTTGGACGGGCAGACCGACAAGGCGAACGTGGCGCGCTCAATCGCGTATGGCCGGGACGCGGTGGGGTTGGACGAACTGGTCCGCGCCGAGGCAAACGAGGAAAGCCGCCGGGAGATTCGCGGGGGCACGGCGCGGGTGAACACCGGCCGCACGCGGCCGGTGGCGGCCAGCGTGATTCTGGATGACGCCTACCGGCTGATTGGGTGGGACACGGATCAGCTTGATACCCGGGAGAAGGGCGATGCGCGCATGGCGTTGAGTCAGGCGTTGCAGGAGGTGTGGGAACGCTGGTGGTGGCAGGAATTGATGATCTGCGCCCGAACGACCTTTGCCGAGCCGCTGGGTTACAGCTCGATCGCCACGGTAACGGGCGATTTCGAGGCGGGCTATACGTGTTATTGGGAGGCCACGGACAAGTATTACTTCGTGGCCTATGACAATCCGGCGGTGAACCCGACGGATGCCAATGGCGAGGTGCAAAGCCTGTGGGTGGAACTGGAATTTGACCGGGCCGAATACTCGCGTTGGGATCCGACGGTGACGTATGTGCGCGGCGTGAACGACCGGGTGCGCTGGGATGGCAGCGATTGGGCCTTGCGCGGGTCGCCGACCAGCCTGGCGGAAGCGCCGGATGAGAATGACGCCAATTGGTGGCGGTTGCCCAGCACGTATCCCACGCTGCCTTACACCCAATTTGACGGCACAGTGGCCGGCCCGTTCGGACCGATCCGGAGTGTTTCGGCGAATGACCCCCGCGGGAATGCCAACCCCGAGCTTTACGAATTGGACGTGACGCCGGACGGGACGCGGGTGGTGGCGTTGACGGAAGGCAAACCATGGGTGTGGTCGCGCCGGGTGACGCCGGTTCTGACGGGCGACGATTACGACGCCACGGCCAGCTACGAGGCGACCGACCCGCAGGACTTGGTGTATGACGCCGATCCGGACGCGACGGCCACCACCATCACGAGCACGACGCCGGATGTGTATTTCATCACCGGCAACCCGAACGGCGTGCAGAGCGCCACGCGGCCGGCGATTGCGTATTCCGCCACGGGCAGCGTGTGGTTCAAGACGGGCACGGGCACGAACAGTTCCGGGTGGGAACTGGCCATTGGGGATGGCACGTAAAGGACGATCATGGGCGAAGTGTTTTTAGTCGCCGGAGATCCGAACGGGGTGCAAAGCGCCACGCGACCGGCCATTGCCTACACGGTGAATGGCAGTGTGTGGATCAAGACCGGGGCGGGCACGACAAATACCGGCTGGGAACTGGTGCTGGGCGACGGAACGTAAACGAACGATGAAAACGAAATACTTTCTGGGACTGATCGGATTCTGGCTGTTGCTGGCGTTGCCGGCGGGCGCGGCCATTGATGCCATCAAACGCAACTACTACACCACGAACGCCAACCCCACAATTGTCACCAGCGGCGGGGGCACAAACCTGGTGAACTGGAAAATCTGGACCGATGGGGCGTTGTATTACGCCCAAAATCGCGATGCGAGCAGCACGATCAGCAGCAACGACATCAGCGGGCTGTTGCAGAACCTCTGCGGGCAATCCGTG